TGACTTGCTGCTGCAATTTTAGCCTGTATTCCTTGAATGGCAAGTATTGCATTGGTAATAAGGGCAACTGCATTATAAGCTATGAAAGCACCCACAATTCCCCAAACAATAGGTTCAAGCCATGACCAATTATCAGAAATTACACCAGCAATTGAAGTCATGATGTCAAATAATTCTGTTGCCACCGTTGCAAGAACAATTATCCCATTAATTAGGTTATTTATTAAAACGGTAAACCGTTCACTGTTTCCGATTTCATTTATTCTTTGCAATATTGGTTGAAAAGCCATTAAAGCTTCATTCTTTATCATTGTCCAAATTTGGGCAAAAGTCATTGGCATATCTCTAAATTGTTCATCAACCTTACCTGCCGCATCTAATACTGCATTTTTCACAATATCAGCAGTAATTTGACCTTCCGCTGCCATATCGCGAATTTGACCAATTGGAACCTTCATATAATCCGCAATAGCCTGAATAATGTTTGGTGCTGCTTCAAACACTGCATTTAATTCTTCACCACGCAGAACCCCGCTACCCAAAGCCTGCGTTAATTGTAAGCTTGCAGAAACCATTTCCTGTTGTGAAGCACCAGCAACGACAAACATTTTATTCAAGGTTTCAGCAAATGCAATTGTTTCAGCATTAGAATCAAAAGCATCCCCAGCCCTCAATCCAAGCTTTGAAACAATATCAGCAGTATCAGCATAAGAAGCCCTTGACCTTTGGGCAGATTGGAATATCATATTTTGAAGTTGTTCAGTGGTTTGAAGTCCATCATTTATCATATTAAGTCTTGCTGTTGTTTGGGTTATTTCATCCGATAAGCCAATAATTTGTTTTGCACCTAAAACAGCACCAACAGTTGCAGCAATCTTCATAAATATACTATGAAGTCCACTTGCAGCAGTTTGACCATTTCTTATTTCATTATTGAACTGTTGCTGTTCCTGGTTTGCTTGTCTAATTTCTTGTTCAATTTCATCAAAGGCAATTTCAGCCTTATTTAATTGTTCTCTTGCAGCCTGGATACTACTTGTATCTATTGCATTACTGGAAGCCCTTTGCATTGCTTCAAAGCTTGAAATAGTAATGTTTAGTGCATTAGTGATGGCTTTCAACCCTGGTGACATTCCATCATAAACTTGAATTGCAGTTCTGATTGTTGCCATGTTCTCACCTACCTTTCAAATAGATAACAGGATGGTCATTGTAAACAACCATCCTGTTACCTTTTCTTTCTTGTAGACTTCTTAATCTGTTTTTCCCGCTTTTTATCTTCTTCAACTTTGATTTCTATTGCTGCAACAATAAAAGCCCTTTCTTGCCTATCAAGTGCCAAAAATTGAGAAGGAAGCATATTGAACTTGTGAAGGCAATAGTAAGCAATATTTGCTTCAAAATCGCCTTCTTTTATGAGTTTTTTGCTTCATCAACCGCTTCTTCAAAGCTTACTTCAAAACCATTGATTTCTTGAATCTTGGTCAGGTAATCGGCATATTCCCCAGGTGTCAACATGGTTTTAAGCAATGTATCTGCACCCATAACCCCATAACTATCCTGAAGTTCTTTGTCATGAAGGTTTGGGAAAACAGTGCAAGCTACCGCTAACTTCCCAAGATACAAGTTATAGTCAACTTCTTGCGTATATTGATTTCTTTTACCAGGAATAGGAATCCTTTTGGTGCAGGATTTTCTTAAAGCTTCATCTTCTGTTGAAGTGATGCAACGGATTTCCCAAGGAATAGGTTCCCCATTTTCGTCAACAAATCTTTTTGAAACTACATGCTTTACATTCTCAACTTTCAAGGCATTTTGTGCCAAAAATGCTGATAAATTAGCCATAAAAAATCACCATTCCTTTTCTAATTACATTCCATCAAGCATATTAAACTTCTCCGGTATCTCGAAATCTTCGAATGTAAAATCCATATCTTCTTCCAAATAATCAGCATCAGCATCAAATTTGGCAAGAATACCACCGTCAATATTGCAGTCTTTCAAAATTACCGTTTGTCTGCCCACTGAACTGGTTGGGTCTTCATTCGTTACCTGGATATCAAAATAAATATCTTCACCGGTATTTTTATATCTTACCATTAATTCCCTGAAAATACTGGTGTTATAATGAAATGTTGCCGAACCAGTTCCTTTCCAACCAGTGGATTTATTTCCTTTTCCAGTCTTACCAAGGATGGGAACTTCTGTTTTAGATTTTTCAAAATTCGCTTCCAGATTAATCGCTTGCATAAAATTATAACGGTTACCATCAATGGTAATAAAACATTCGGCAAGGGATGCAGAAACGGCATCTTTAGCGTTCATTACATTAGCCATCTAATTTCACTCCTTCCTTTACTCTACAATTACAGTCATATAAAGTTGTGCCATAGCGTTAACCGGCATGACAACATCATTAACCACAACTGCTTTTTTATGATCACCTTTCGTGACAACTACATTATCCGGGTTAAAATCTTCAATAGCTCTGATACTCTCCAATAACTGGTGATGTTTTACAATGTCATTCCAGAGACTTAACTGTCCTGCCCGATCGTTAGGCACATTACCAAGATATTTTGTATTAAACAACACTGCAATATCATTCGCAATCTGGTCAAGTACTCGGATTGTCTGATTGCTGGCAAAATCAATGCTCTTCTCGTCTGTTACACTAGTAAAAGAATTAATGTCATCTAAAACCCTCACGTCTTCACCGACAAGATGGAACATAAATTTCCCAGCTAATAAACCGGCTTCTAACTGGGACTGTTTATACTTAGTATCAACTTTATATTCCCCATCATAACGCTTGTTGGTGTTGCTTTTATTAACCGGACACCCGCCAATCGCGCCAGTTACCCAGTAAATTAATGCTGCTTCATTTTCATCATCCAGTACTTTGTTTTCCAGATTAACGATCCCCTCATAGTCTGCCGCCGTCCGGTAAACTACCGTCTGGAACTTGACACCCACACTGTCCCGCATTCGCTTAGTGTATTCTACAAATAAACTGATAATAAGTGGTTCAGTAGATAGACAACCAAGCGCATTAAACGTATAGGATTCAAAAGCATCCAACGCTTGCTGATATTGTGCTCCAGAGAGTCCATCTCCATTACTCCCTCCGGTAAGCGATAAACCAGCAGTTGCTTCTAAAACCACATTAGATTTCCAATCAACATAATCATTTGATTTCAGATTATTGGTATTAGGTTCAACGGTTTGTTTATCAACTAATGTAGTGCCTAAATAGGTTAAGACATCAACCTTTCCTAGTTCATCTACATTTGTGCCGATAACTATTTTTAAATCATTACCCCGAATTCCCTTATATTTCGCGGTACAATAAGTATTTTGTGCCTTAACTCCATTACTCATAAGCTTATAAATGTAGACCATTTTCAAGCTATGTTTAAACAGATCTCGTAAACCTTTCAATTTTGGATGGGTATAATCATAGCCAAAAATAGAAAGAGATTCTTTTTGGAAGTCCTCCGGTGATACTGCAAAAACTTTATCATCTGGCCCCCAATCCAAAGCAATCGGCAAAGCAATATAACCCCGGTCGGATAGATTAGCCGATGCTTTAGCCGCAGAAATAAAATTGATATAAGTACCTGGAAGAATTTTATTTTGGACTAAAAAAGTCCCGCCGCCTAATGCCATTATTTAGTCACCTTCCTTTTCATAAAGTCATCAATCAATTTATCTACTTCGTCTGAAGTATAAGATTGATCATCTTTCAGTAATACATTGATTGCATCTTTTCGATGTTGATATTTCTTAGATGCAAGTATCTGTTCTTTTGTAAATACAGGTTTAGTCGTTTTCGGTTTAGTTTCAATCTCATGAACATCAAGAATATTTTTTTCTTTACTCATTAATTTTCACCCCTCCAGTGTAAATAATTTCTTCCATATCATCTTCAGGAGTAATATCTTTTTGAAGGAACATATTATAATTAACAAAGAAATGTAAAACACCGTCAATCTTTTCATACCTCATTTCGGTTCCACGAATAAGATCCCCGTTGGTTCCTCCCGTTAGAGGTAATCCAATTGTTTCAACCAGTTCTACCGTCTTAATAAATGTTAAATAATCGTTATCAACTAATTCAGCAGCAGAACTTACAGTTTGAGTATCGACAATATTGTCATTATACATGGTTATAACATTATAAGTTTCTTCATCTTCATTAACTGTTATAACGATTTTCAAACTATTCCCCCGGTCATCTGGGAATTTAGCTGTAGCGTACTTGTTTGACGCTAGAGTTCCGTTTGGTAAGTTGATATATTCCAGGGTTTCAAACAATTCTGAAGCTACACTTAAAATTTCTTCATTATCCCCTTCACTTGCCGGGAAATAATGAATATCAAAAGAATGTTGTCTAAAATACCGATTCCCGATCAATTGAGCTTGGGACGAATCGACAACAGCAATAAAGAAGCAAGGTTCTGTTAAACCTTGCGTTACACTGTTGGTATATATCCGATATTCGTCCCCAAATACTTGGTTTAGTTTTATTGATATACCGTTAATTAAATCATTTACCATTAAAACATTCCCCCAAGTATTTTTCTAACTTCTTTTCAAGTATCTTTGGAGCTTGTGCATCAAGTTCTTTTTCTGAGATAGTCAGCATAAACTTTCCTTCAACCCATCCTTTGTGATTCCTCGTCCGGTGTCCGTACTCTACGTATGAAGCGTAATGAACCGGGTTAATAATTTCAATCTGGTAAGCATCCCCCGACCGGGTAACTGTTAAACTTTGCGCATAATCTTTAGCGTTCTTATTACTGCCCGACATTGCAGCTTCTTCAGTTTCGGCAGTCCAACCACGTCTTAAAGTACCACCAATAACCCCGATTGACGCTTCATATTGACCAACTGGGGTTCTCTTAATAACCTTTGCTAAAAGACGCGCCGCAAGTTCTTTGGCAGCAGCTTGACAAAAAGCTTCAAAGTCTTTTCTTTCCATTTGTTTTAATTTATCTTGAAGGTTTTTCAGTTGCCTAAAATCACATTTACCCCACCGAGACATTACGCCCAACCCCTAAACAGTTCTAAGATAATTTCCTGGTGGTAAGTATATATGGCGGGTTCTCCTGATTTTGAAAAATCAGTGGTTTTTCCGTTTTGAGTAACGGTTATTTTCGAACCCGCTGGAACACTTATTTCATTGGAAAGAAACAACTTCGGAACTTGCCGCACTTCTGCAACATTATTATTTTCATTCGTACTGCTTAAGGTTTTATAGGACAATTTACAAGGTTCATTCTCACAAACAACATCTTCAACAAATTCAATTTTTTTTGTGATTGAATTCTGTTTTTCAACTTGAACTATGATTTTACAAGTGCCTTTCCAAAGTGATTGCAATGCGTTTTTTTGCTTCACCATTTAACACACCTATATGAAGCAAACTGTTTTTTACCATAGGTCATTAGATAATTCAAAACAGAATCCAATCTTTGTTCAGGTGATAATTCTCCTGAAAAACTAACGCTTGTATCACCTTCTTGAATTTGTTTCACTGTCGCTTCTAAATTAAACCCTGTCAATTGTCCAGTGGATTTTTTACCAAAAAGAAATTCACCAACTACCATATCGACTGCAATGTTATAAAGTCCACCAGGAACAGCATCAACATTACAATCATTTTTGATGTGATTTTCTACTTTTTGAATGATGAAATTAAGCATCCACATATCATTTTCAGTTACCGTGTAACCAAAAGACGCTAATCTCGCTGTTACATCTTCAAGCATTATCATCACACCTT